GCGAGTTCGATTTTGCGGGCGTTGGTGTTTGCCATTTATTGAGGGGCCTCGATGCAGCGGAGGATGTAGGTGCCGCCGCCGGAGTCGGTGGCGACGGTGTCGACGGTGTAGGTGCCGGTGAAGCCAGCGGGAGCGGTGACGGTGACGGTGTCATCTTCGGCGGGTGCGGATTTACTGGCAGCGGTGAACGCGGCCGCGGAGAGCCAGAAGGAGATGATTTTGGTTTTACTGAAGCCACCAGGGCCGAGCGTGGAGCCGGAGCGCTTGCCGGAGGTGCCGGCGGCGTAGCTGGTGCCGTCGATGGTGACGGTGGCGGTGAATTGCTCGGCGTAGAATGTTCGCGAGGCGGTGAGGAGATCGGCGGCTTCACTCATTTTTTTGGCAGCTTAGAGGCGCGGGCGCGGGCGCGTTCGCGGACGTGATCGGTGAGGTGAGCATAGGCAGAGACGGCGAAGTCGTCAGCGGCTGCGGTGACGCCGTGCCGGGTGACTGAGCAGGCGCGGCAGATGCAGCCAGAGCGCGGTGCAGGCGTCGCGGAGAGCTGACAGGTGGCCGGGCGTCGGGTCATGCGGTTGGCATGGTGTCAAATGGTGACTGGCGGAAGGGGATTGAGTTTATGCGTTGGAATCCATTGCAATTAGGGCTTTGACGAAGGCTTGAATTTCGTCTGAGCCGATCGAGAAAAATGCATAGCCTTTACCGTAAAAAGTAACCGGACGGTTGATTTGCGAGTCGTCCAATTTGAGGGTTATGGCGTTAGGGTATGCGATATCGCCTTCTTCGGAGTAGATGGTAACTTTTTTTGTAACGATCGTCATAGATCGGGATAAGGGGCGGCGGTTGTCGCGGAGTTGAAGCGGTAGTAGTGGAGGACTTTATCGATGTGGATCGAGGCGCCGGCGATGCGGTTGAGGGGTTCGGCGAAGGCCCAGTCTTCGCCGTAGTTCGATTCTGGAAAGTGGGAGAGGATGGCGACGGAGCGACGCCAGGCGCAGACATGCCAGGCGGCGCGGAGGACTTCGGTGTCGGGGATGAAGGGTTGGTTTTCCTGCCGCAGGCCGAAGACGATTTTAGCGGCAGCTTCGTTGACGCGGGCGAATTGAGCGAAGGTGATGACGTCGATGCGGTGATCGGTTTGGGAGAATGTCGGGGTGATGGCAATCTTGATGGCGTCGACCAAGGAAGCGACATAGTCGGGGAAGACGGTGTCGTCATCGTCGAGGAAGGCGATGAAGGTGCCGCGGGCGATGCGGAGGAGGGCGTCGCGTTTCGCGCCGATGGTGCGTTTGCGGTTGTCGAGGAAGACCAGATGCTCTACGGGGAGATCGCCGATTTGCGCGGTGATTTTTTCGGTGAGCATCTCGAGTTTATCGGCGCGCTCGGGGATGCTGGCGGTGAGGATGGAGAGGAGGATGGGTTCGGCGGTGTTGGGTATCATAACGCGGGGACCATGTAGCACCAGATGGAGGAGTTAAATTTTGCGGTGGGGAGGAGTTCTTCGACGGCCCGTTTCACTTCATGCCAGGCGGCGTCGTGGCCTGCGAGCATGGAGCCGGGTGCCATCTTTGGCAGCCAGGCGCGGATGTCGCGGATGACGCTGTCGTAATCGTGCGCAGCATCGATCCAGGCGAAGTGGACGCTGGCGTCGGGGATAACGGATGCGGAACCAGCGGAGTCGCCGACCATCGTGGTGATCATGCCATCGACGCCGCAGCGGTCGACGTTATCGCGGAATGCGCCGAGCAGGCTGCCGCCGTGGGCGCTGACGGTGGCTTCATGCATGATCTGGTTTTCTTCGCCGAGGAAGTTGTCGATGGCGATGATATCGACATGCTTGCCGAGGCGCTGGAGTTCCTGGGCGAGGTAGATGCAGGAGCGGCCGAGCCAGCAGCCGATTTCGACGGCGGTGTCTCCGTCGCGGAGATTGCCAGCGACGGCCCGGTAAAACTGCCAATAATCCATGAAGCCGGGGATGGTGGACCAGTCGCCGACGGGGCCGGCGGTGAGGCGCTGGTAGATTGCGAGGCCCTTCTCGTATTGTTCAGGGGAGTTTTGCCGGCGATAGGTTTCGTCGGGTGGGGCGAGGCCGAAGGCGGGGTGGTAGTGGGTGAAGATGAGATCTTTTGCGGGGATGATCTGTTTGCGGTGGGTGGCGGTGTCGGTAAGGAAATTGTCGGAGTAGACGCCGGTAAACGAGGGGTGAAACATGAACATGTCTTGGAGCCAATATTCTCGAGTCATGATGGCGATGCAGAGGAGATCGTCGGTGCGGCTGCCATCGGAGACGGCGAGGACGGCGGGTTTGTGGACGTCGCCGAGGCGGGCGAGGATTTCGGTGTCCCATCGTGGAGGCGGGAGGAAGTCGTCCGAAACTTGGATGAGGACTTGGGAATTGGCGTAGAAGGCGCCGGTGTTCCAGGCGTTGACGCAGCCGAGGTTCGGGGTGGTGACCTCGAGGTGATGCATGCGGCGGAGGGCGTGGCTTTCTTGGTCGTCGGAATCAAAGACGAAGATGTGTTCGATGCGGTCGGGTTCGTCGGCGAGATCCAGCCAGGCTTTCCGGGTGTGGCAGGCTTGGAGCGGGCGGCCTCGGGTGGCGTGGATGAGGGTGATGATGGCCCCGCCGGCGGCGTTTAGGCTGGCTTTGCGGATGGCTTCCGCTTCAGCGGTCTGGCGGTTGCATCGAAGGGCTTGGCAGAGGATGTCTTCGGCGAGGTAGCCGTAGAAAGCGCCGCGTTCGTTCCAGTCGGGCGCTTCGCTACGGGGCAGGGCCATCATCATCCGCGCCCAGGCGAGGCCGTGGGGCGCGAGGCCGTGGTCGAGACAATGACCAGCCATAACGCCGAAGGCTTCGCGGCGGCTGGGGTCGGTTTTCATCGCCTGGAGGAGAAGGGTTTCTTTTTCGGCGGGGTCTTTCGACATCTTTACGAGGTTCAGCCAGAGTTCGTATTCTTCGGGGACGCCGAGATCTTTGTGGGCGAGGGCTTTCTGGCAGATTGCGACGGATTCATCGAGACGGCCGACGGCGGCAAGTTCGCCCTGGAGATGGTAGAGCTGGCCGCAGTTCATTTCTTCGACTGGGATGCTTTCGAGGATGCGGAGGTTGCGTTCGTTGCTGCCGAATTTGCTGAGATGGGGCATGTGGGTGATGACGATGCGCTGATCTTCGACGGCTTGGACGGGTTCGATCTTGAAGGTGAAGCATTCGTGAACGGCGTATTGCCAGACGCCGGAATCGCGGGCGAGGAGGCGTTCGCGGGGGACGCGGACGCCGAGGCCCATGATGCGGTAGGGGAAAAGGTAAGCAGCGTAGCCGCCACGGTTGGCGAGTTCGCGGATGAGTTCGCCGCCAGACTCGAGGATGTCGTCGGTGTCGGCCCAAAGGATGTAGTCGCCCGTGGCCAGGCTGAAGCTGAGGTTGCGGGCGGCCGCGAAGTTATCGACGTGCGGCCAGTCTTCATGCCCGGGGGCGTTGAAGTATTCGCCGATGATGGCGTGGAATTTGTCGCGGGCGATGTCGAGGGTGGCGTCGGGGGGTTGGTTGCCGATGGCCCGGACGACGATGATTTCATCGACGTAAGGGCCGAAAGAGGTGAGGCAGCGGTCGATGTATTCGATGCAGTTGCCGGTGATGATGCAGAGGGAGATTTTCGGTGGAGTCATTTTTTGGGGTGGTGGTTTTGGGCAATGAAAGGCCCGGCAAAAAGCGAGTTTTGCCGGGCCAGTTTTTTGACGTCAGATAGACAACGCCAAAAGGAAAGAGGGAACGGCTGGCGTCTCGCTACGCCAGCCGCTTCCGTAAAAATCTTAGTCAGATTGTTTGATGAGGCGGCCGGCGGTGGTGAGGCCGACGGCGAAGCCGTAGTTGGCCTCCATGTTAAGGTAACGGTTGCCGGTGTTGTTGTCGTAATGGTCGCGGAGGCCGAAGGTGATGCCGGTTTCGGGATCCACGACGGCGCGGGCGTCGCTGTAGTTGTTGCCGGGCTGCGGTTGCAGGTAGCGCATGGCGATGGCGATGGCGGAAGGATGGACGGCGAAGCCCATGACGGAATTCACCGCGCCGAAAAGGCTGTTCACTTCATACATGTTGAAGCCGAGGGCCTTGAAGATGGCGCCGTCTTGGAGGACCTTATTGTCGGCGAACATTTGCGCTTGGACGAAGTTCGTGATGCTCAAGAGGGAGTCGTAAGGGACGCAGTCGAGGATGAGCGAACGGGGTTCGGTGCTGACGTTGTCCTGGTTGAGGAGCAGACGAGCGGAACGGAGCTGGGTGACCGTCATGGCCGTGGACGCGACAGCGGTGACCGCGCCAAAGTTTGCCGTGGTGCAAAGGGTGAAGACGTCGAGCATGACGGCGAGGGCGAGCGCTCGGCCTTGCTGGAAAGCAAAGTCGACGAGATTGGCTTCGGAGCTGCCGGCGGCGGTGAGATCGTCTTGGCCGATGGCGACCACCTTGTGGCGGTTGATGCTGACGGTGACGACGGTTTTGGTGCCGCCGCAGACGGCGTAGGATCCGCCGAAGGTGGTGGCGGTCAGCGCGGCGATCAGCGGGACGAGGACGGTGTTGCCCTTTTGCACGGGAGCGGCCGAGAAGTTCCGGCTGAAGGCGGCGAGAGGCGCGAGGGTCTTGACGAACGCCTGGAGAGCGCTGTTCGCGAAGATTTCATTGTCGAGGTTGGTATATGTTGCCATGTGAGTTTTTTATGAGTTGGAGAGTTTGATTTTGCGGGTTGTCAAATTAGGTGAGTTTGATGGAGCGATTTGCGGAGCGGATGGCCGCGGAGTTTGCGCGGAAATACTCGGTGCGAGCGGCGCCAGAGAGGCCGTTCAGGGTGTCGATAAAGTTTTGGGGATTGGCTGGGGCTGGTGCCTGGGTGGCAGGCGCGGCGGCGCTTTGCGCGGTGACACCACGGAGGCCGGCGAGGGCTTCGAGGCGGACGGCGTTGGCTTTGGCGCTGACGGTCGCGGCGTTGGCGGTGGCCAGTTGCGCGGTCATGGTTTCGAGCTGCTTGCTGGCGTTCGTGTAAGCGATGGCCGCGGCGGTGGCAGATTCATTGAGGGCGGCGAATTGGGCGGCGAGCTGGTCGCGTTCCGCCTGGGCGGTGGCGACGGCTTCGGCGGTCGCTGGGGTCGCCGGTTCGGCGGGCATGGTGGACTTTGCCAAAGCGAGCTGGGCGACGAGGTCATCACGTTCGGCCATGAGGCTGTGAATTTCCGTCATTGCGTCGGCGACTTGGGTGGTGAGCGCGGCGACTTCTTCAGCCGTGGCGTTGGTGGGAGTTGTTGCGGGAGTTGCAACAGGTGCGGGAGTTGCGGGAGTTTCGGGAATATTTGTAGGTTCAGACATAAGGTTTTGAAATTTCGCGGGAAGGGTTGGCATACGGGAGATGTCAAATTTGGCGACGACGACGGCGGATTTTTCGATGGCGTCGATGAAGCCGAGAGCGAGCGCTTCGGGTGCAGACATCCAGGTTTCGGCGTCCATCATCATGGCGATTTTGTTGGGGGCCATTTTGGTCTTTCGATGGTAGGCGGCGACGAGGGAATTTTTGACCTGGTCGAGGACGCCTGCCATGTTGCGGAGATCGGAGGCTTCCCCAGCGACTTCGCTGTTCGGGTTGTGGATCATCATCAGGGCCGATTCCGACATGATGACGCGGGTGCCAGCCATGGCGACGACGGAGGCCATGGAGGCGGCGACGCCGTCGATCTTGATGGTGACGCCGCCGACGTGATCGCGGAGGAGATTGTAAATGGCGAGGCCATCAAAGACGCTGCCGCCGAGGGAGTTGATGCGGACGGTGATGGGCAGGGATTTGAGGGCGGCTAGTTCGGTGATGAAGGCGGCGGGGGTAACGCCCCCCATGCCGATTTCTTCGTAGATAGAGATTTCGGCGGAGGTGCCGGCGTTGCGGATGGAATACCAGGGTGACGTTTTCATTTGGGCGGTGGGTGGTGCTTGGAGTTTTTCCGCTTGTCTGGCGAACCAGGCGCGAGCGGGTGCGGGGTTGACGGGGTCGATGCCCCAGAGGTAATGGGCGACAGCGCCGGGACCGGGGAAGCCGGGGTCGGAGCGACGAGAATTTTTGGGGGCTTCGAGGTCGACGGCGTGGCGGGCGGCCCAGGCGTTAGCGAGGATGATTTTTTGATCGCTGACGGTGCCGGAGGCCATGCGGCGGGCGGCGGTGATCGTGGAATCGGCGAGGCCGGCGCCGCCGAGGCCGTCGCGTCGATATTGGAGGCCCTTGGCCGCGGCGTCGGCGATGTAGTGCGGGACGGTCATGCTAGGCGGACCGGGAGTTCGACGACTGGTTGGGCGGCGGCGTTGGCGGCGGCTTGGGTGTTGGCTGGCCAGATGTCCTCGAAGGCGAGGAGGACTTGGCCTTTGAGGGCGCGCCGGCGGTTCAGGGCATCGAGGGCGTCGTCGCGCTCTTCGCGGACGCGGAGGTTCTCGGCGTCGACGTCAGCGCGATCTTCTCCGGCGAGGCCGAAGTAGGTTTCGACGGACATTTTGCCCGTGCTGACGCGCTCGTCGTAGAGGGCGCCTTCGCGGCCGATGTCGACGGTGGTGTCAGCGGGGCAGATGAATTTTACCTTATACCAATCTTCCGGAACGGCGACGCCGATGCGCTCGTAGTAGCCGTTGCTAATGTCCTGCCAGGTGCGGAAGCGGTAGGCGTGATCGAGAAACTGCGGGATGATTTGATTTTGGCGGACGTAGTCTTTGAGCGTCTTGACGCGTTGCATGGTCAGGCGGACCAGCGTTCCCTGGGCCATTCCTGCGAGGCTGAAGACGTATTCAGGTGGGTAGCCGGTGCAATGGGCGAGGTCGCGGAGGACGTCTTCTTTAAACTTGAAGGGTTCGTTGGCGGCGTTGCTTTCTACGACTTTGATGCTGCGGCCGGCTGGCGGTTCGAGGACGGTGGTATCGAGGCCGTCTTCGCTGGTGATTTTCTGGACCTTGGTTTGGGTGCCGTCGTCGTTGTCGACGACTTCGGTGTCGACGACGTTCGGCAGGAGGGTGGGGCCGCCGGTGTCGTCGGTGGTGCGCTCGATGGCATAGGCGACCATGCTGCGAAGCTGGATGCCGTTGGCGGTCATGCGCTCGATGTCGTCGAGGGTAAAAAGTTTGCGCGCCATGGCGGCGAGGGCCGAGGTGCCACGGGTCTGGCCACACCAGAAGGCGTCGTGAAAATGGAGCATGTCTTCGGCGGGGACGCGCTTGTAGGTCTGGGCGGTTTTATCGGTGATGACGCGGTAGTTTTTGGCCGCGCCCATTTCGTCGAGTTGGATGCCGTCGAGATATTTGGAATCGGCGGCTTCTTTCTGGAGGTTGGCGACTTGATAGGCGGGGATGAAATGCAGGCGGGCGCTGGCGTTGTTTTCGTCGGGCCGAATGAGCTGGGCAAAGAGTTCGCCATGAAGGCGAATGTGCCGGCGGATGAGGAGCTGGGCGGAGTAGACGTTTTCGACTTTTCGAGTGTCGAAGAAGCGGGCGTCTTTCCATGTCTCGTGGTAGCGATCGGTGGCGGCGCGGTTGAATTCGCGGGAGCTGGTGGAGGCTTTGGGCCAGATGCCGGTGGAGACTTCATCGAGGCTGAGGCCGTCGACGACGGCGCGGATGAAGCCGACGTTGTTGTAGAGCCAGTTGATTTTCTCGCTGATGGCTTGGCGCGAGTACTCGGGGAGCTGGAGTTGGGCGTCGAGGGTCGGGAAATAGAAATAGCCTCGGAAGCCGTAGCGCTCGGCGGCCTCCCAAGTTTTGTTCATGGTGATCATAAAGTGAGGGCGATTCGCGAGCCGTGGCGCTGGCCGAAGGTGGGCGGGGCGGCGTTGATCAGGACCATGTAGCCGCTGTCGAGTTCAGCGCGGACGGCGTGCAGGGCGGTCATGAGGACGCGCTGGGAGAAGTTGCGGATGGCGCTGGCGGTGGCGCCTTCGGAGGAGCTGCCGATGACGGTGGTGGAGGAGAGGCCGATGGAGGAGACGCGGTCGTATTCGGTGCGCCAGGTGGCGGCCGAGTTGCCAAGGCTGGCGAGCGTCGGGAAGGTTAAACGGTAATGTGCCAGGGCTAAAGCGTAGTCATCCACGACTGCGGGCGGGTGTCAAAAGGGCATGAAAAAGCCGGAGGCGGTGAGGCCTCCGGCTTGGGGGTTGGGGTGGTGATTATTCGGCGGTGATCGTGGCGACGTAGTCGGAGCCGTTGTAGTTAAAGGCGCGCTGGACTTCGGCGCAGATTTCTTCGGGGCTGCCGATTAGATTAGCGTTGCCTTTGCGGAGGACGTAGTCGGTGGGGATGCCGCCGGCGCCGATTTCGGTGGCGACGCCGGCGGTGATGGAGAGGCGGGCGTAGCTGCCGATGTCGTTGATGGTGATGATGAGGGGTGATGAATTAAGCATGGGTAGAGATTCGCACAAAGTGCGAACGAGGCAAACTATTTTTTCGAATTTTTTTTGCGCTGGGTTTCGGCCAGTTTGAGGCGGGCGTCGACGGCTTCTTGGGTAAGGAGGATTGGGGGTTTTCCATTTTCCCATTTGAAGATGGCGCGGGGTGAAACATCGAGCATCACGGCCATTTCTTTTTGGGACCAGCCGAGGAGGAGCCGCCGAAGGCGGAGGCGGTTGCCGAAGGTCATGGAGATGGTAACGACAGCGGAGGTGGGTTTGGACATGGGAAGATATTCGCACAAAGTGCGGAAAATTCAAGCTTGGTCGCTAGGAGCCGGGAAGGTAGACGCGGTAGGGTTCGGCGTATTGCATTTCTCGGTCGACGGTTTTTTCGGAGCGCGTTTGAGAATTGGAAATTCTTTCTTCGCCGTTGGCGAGGGCGCGGTTTTCGCGGTTGGTATTCGTTTGGTCATAGAGGCTTTCAATGTAGT